ATCTGATCGGATGCCCGTTTCGCCCAATGGTCTGGGCCAAGAGTGGTATCACTCGTCGTGACAACGCTGACGTTGCCCACTTCCGCTGTAAACATCAGTTAACGGCCATGCTGATTGTGCCGTTCCTGTACTCATCGGCAGTCATGCGGCCCTCTGCCTGCATCTTCAGCAGATCCAACGCTTCCTGATACCGCTGCTGATACAACTGCATCATGTCCGCGTCACCTTTCATGTAGGTGTACGCTTCCACCAGGGAGCCATAAAGCAAAACAGTATCCGCGTTCGTGCCCAACCAAGACGGACTCGTGTCAACGATTGAGGCTGGCTGGTAATAGTAGTGAAGTTCTGTGACGAAATCGGCGTTAGGCGTCGGGCCAACAATGAACGCATCGCTAGTGAACACCCCGTAATACTTGGGCACCCCTTCGGTTGACGCATTCGGATAGGTGGCCCTAATGAAGTTCGCGTCCTTATTCAATAAAAAGATTTGATTACTGGAACTTGTTAGTGATAACGACAACGGAAACAGGAAGTCCGTAGGCATCGACAGATATTGGTTGCCGTCAGTGATCGTACCGGCAACGTTTTTCCGATTTACAGGCAGATTAACCGAACGATAGATGCGCTGTTCAGCCTGCTTGATAAATGTGTCAATTGCGGCGACAAAATTTGTTTCCGTATTCTGACAATAATCCTTGATCGCGGCAGTCAACTCGGCATAGGTCATGTAGTCACCGTAACTCTGCCCACGTTGCCACGGGCAAGCAAGTTGCCTCCAGTGTTGGCATTCCCGCTCCCTACCGGATCAAACGCAAACAGCCTCCTGCTGGCACTCTGTGATGTATCTGGTCTAGGATCTTGTAGTGCCTGAGGGTCAGCATAGCTACCCAACCTGCCCAGAAAGTTCTGTGGCTGATCCTGATCCAACATATCCTTGCCAACCATCAGCCCTGTCATACGCCCAGCCTTAATCTGGGGCACAAGATTTTTGAGTTTATATCTAAATCCAGTACGGTCACAAAAGCCGAAAGCGTATTTACCATTAGCAATATGGGACATCAGGAATACCCACCCGGCACGAAATGAACTGAGGATCTGTCGCGATCTTCCTGTTGTGCCAAATCCCATTGGAACTCGTACTCTGCCTTGAGTTCAGATGACCGCACAAATGCTTCTGGATATTTCTGGGAAATACAAAACGCCAGCCCAGACACCAGCGCAGGAAGAAAGCGAGCCGGGACATCAGGAGTCGTAGATCCCACCAGGCCCGTGTCCTCTATGCGCCTGAGGCGCTGATAGGCGAAGGTGTAGACCTTGTCTGGTGTCGGCCACAGATACACGACTGGAGCAGCCCGCTGCTTGTCAACAAACAAGTTTACGGGCCTCCCCTCACTAAGTTTATTCGGAATTGTCGCGTACTGGGACACACTGACCCGAGAGACGGGCAGATCGGTTTGCAACGTACCTGTTCCGTCTTGGATCCAATGTTCGATAAGGTCTATGGTATCCGCTGGCAATGTGATCGTAGAAGTGCTCGCAGTCGTAGCGGCAGTCCCTTTTTCTACACACCAGAAGTTCAGCCCACGGTTCGCCCACTCAATGCTTAGTAGGTTGAGCGACCGGCGAGCGGTTTCGATATCATAGCCAGTCTTTGACTGTAGGCCGCACCGCTCAAATGCCTCTTCGATAACCTCCGAGATTTCGAGATCAAATGTCGCAGTTCCCGAAGTTGCCATTATTTATCCCTGAATTTATTGCGTAATGCAGTATTGAAATCCGGCACACCCTTGACCTTTTTAGAAGTACTGATCAATCCACCGCTTCTCATACGAGCATAGTCCTGCAGATTCATACTATTCCCAATCGCCTTTTTCAGCATACCACGAGTAACCCTTGAGTCATCTTCAAACTTTTTGGCTACGTCAGGCTCATTTGCATGCAGATACCTTCTCTGCTTCTCGCTCTTGAAGGGCATATTTAGATCGCTCTCCAGTTGGGATACTCCTTGGCAATATGACTCGTGTACCCAACTTCCCCTGCCTGCTTCGGGTAATTCTTAACGAGCTTGCTGTAGTATCCGTCGTCGTTCACCTGTTCAGCTTTCTTTTTCGCGACCTCGTTGTACTCAGGTATTTTTTCTTCAGGCATTAGTAGCTCTTCCTTACGGCCAACATCACGGTATAGCGATCACCGCTTGAATGGCCCGTAGTCGTGAACATGACATCCCCAGTTGGGCTAGATGCATTGTTCGTGAGTGGCCCAGCCTGTCGGAAGTCGTAGAAGCCGTATCCACTGAGCGTCCAACAGAGAGCGTCCGTGCTGGCATCCCATAGGATATCCACGGTCATGCCAGAGCAGTCGTACCACATCTGCTGGATTGTTACGCCAGCGCAGGCTTTTCCGGTGCCGGATTCGGCTTGGAGGGCGGATACATCGACCTTCTTAACTGCGGCTTCACCAGAACCATCGGAGATGTTGGTGAACTTCATAACAGCGATGCGGTCGCCGTCTTGGATCGTTTGGGACGTTACTGCGTCAGCCATCTCATTCTCCCCGCGAGGACAGGATTTTAGCCCCGCTCACAATAGGAGATATGGCCACCCACCCGAAGATGGGTGGCCTATCTCAGTTTAACAAATCACCTCTTACGACTGATCAGCGAAGCCAGGTGGGTCGGCACCTTCCTGATAACCCCAAATGATCCAATTCGTTGAATCCTTTGCCAGAACATTGATTTCAAAAATACCAAAATCTGTCAGGGTTAATACGGAATTTGAACTGCCATTAGAATACACAGACGCACTATCTGCATCGGATTGTATATGGACAAGTCCGCCGATGAAGAAGTTCGCATCGGCACCCGTATCAATAATCAGATTCTCCGCCTCTTCTGCTGCACCACCGTACACGAACTTGAACGACACTCCCGCCGTAGGTGACGGAAGAGTAAGTGTCCGGTTTCCGGTGATTGCTGGAACGACGTTGACCCTACCAGCATTGGCGGTAGCGGTCAGTGTAGTGTCAGCATCGCTGAACGTAATGGGAGTAACCTGCAACCCCGATCCATCCAAGCTGAATTCCGTTGTGAACGCACCAGTTGTTGAGTTTTTCGCTACTACGTCAAATCCGTCTTCGGATCTAACTGGTCCTGAAAAAGTTGTGTTAGCCATGATCTTCTCCTGTCTTGGCTAGTGTCTGCCGATTACTCGACAGTCAGGAAAAAGATAAGGGGCGGGAACAGTGCGAACATAGAACCGTTCCCACCCCTTACTCATTACGCTCCGGGTGAACCCCAGATCCCAAGCGGATCTGAGACACCAAAGCTGTACCGCTCGCGAGCCTTGTAGCGAACATTTCCGGTATCAAAGTCACCGTCCATGCTCGTTTCCAGTGCCACACGATTGAAGTGCTTCATCCCATTAGGAATGTCGGTAAGCAGGAACCACGCATCCGTATCAGTCAGGAAGTGGTTCACAACTGTTCCACCCGGAACAACACCCATCGAACGCACCGCGTTGATGTCGTTGTCCGCAGTTCCAGGGCGAAGCTCAGACTTCATTACCCGTGTCGCCACAAACTGCAAATCGGGCGGGATAACGAGTGTCTGGGGACGAGCAGCGATCATCAGACCACGCTCGTCAGTCCATTTACCAATCTGAATTACAGCAGCCTCAAGAGAAGTCTCATTGAGGTCAACGGCAGTAGCCGGACGATTGGAGTTGTAGCCGCCACCCACAAGAGGATGGCCTCCACCGCCGGTAATTCCATCACCGACAGCCGTAAACAGATTCACACCATCGCCGCCCTGATAGGCAGCGGTAAACCCATTGTTCAATGGAACAACAGACTTGACCTGCTTGGTGTGGGCCATAGCGCGAGCTAGAGCCTTGGTGTAACGAGCCGACAGGGAGTCATAGAGGTTATCCTCCATGGCCTCTTCCGTGATGGCAAAACCCATCGCAATCGTTTCATGGTTGTACCTAGCCGTGAACGATTCCTGTGCGGCGTCATAAGAAATCGCAGACCCCTCATCCTTCACCGGGGCAGCGTCGAAGCCCGAAAGCTTCACTTCTTCCTCAAAAGACCGATCTGAACTTTCTGTCTCGTAGATTTCAGAATGCTCATCGTCATAACGAGCATACTCCATCCCGAAAAGCGCGTTCAAGC